TAGCATTATGCAGTGGGTAATGGCTTAACGCTTAGCATTATGCAGTGGGTAATGGCTTAACGCTTAGCATTATGCAGTGGGTAATGGCTTAACGCTTAGCATTATGCAGTGGGTAATGGCTTAACCTGACGGCAGAACAGCCTAATTTAGCGTATTACCCAATGGGTACTGGCTTAGCTGCCTGGCTGTTAGGCTTAAATTAAGGCTGAATCGCTTAGTTTTTGCGTAATTTAGTTAAGAATTAACCCAATAGCAAAGCCAATAGCAAAGAAAATTGACGTAAGTGCTTGATTTCATTGGTACTAGACAAATAGTAACGGCTGGACCCCCACTTGCACCTTTTAGGCATTACCCAATGGGTATTGGCTTAACTTAATAATTAACTAATTTGGCGCCTAATCCCAATACCCATTGGGTAATGGCCCTTGGGAGACCTATTCGAAAAATCCTTTACTATTCTAACTATTTAACTATTACTGCTCTAGCATGGTACTTCCAGCGTAGTCTGGTTAAAAAATGAACAACTAAATCAGTCAATTTCTAACTATTTTAAGGAAAACGCACCATCCTGGTGCAGAATTAAGCTGATTTAAGCCATTATGCAGTGTGTAATGCCTTAGATTAAGCCGAATAAGCCTAGTGCTAAGCCATTACCCAGGGGGTAATACGCTAATTTAGCCCAATACCCCCTGGGTAATGTGGTAGCTAAGCCATTATGCAGTGGGTAATGCCTAAATTAAGCGCTCCAGCTTAAATATAAGCTAACTCGGCAGACCTAAGCCCCACGCCGTTTAACGTATAGCGTGGTATTAGTCTGCAATCCTGACCTACCTGGCCACTAAGCGCTTAGGTCTAAGGGAATCCCCGCCGACCTAACCCGCATCGACACCCTAAACCCTACGCTACCGGGCTAACTCGCCTGGATAGCGCGCTGCTGTGTGCATGCTTAATAACTCAGCGCATAGTTACCTTGCTCGATTAGCGTAGGGGCGCGTTAAGCCTAGGGTTTAGTGGCTTGTTTGTGGGTTATTAGGGCTTGGGCTGGCTAGTGGCGGAGTGACTGTGCGGCTCGGTTGGGAGGGTCGTCGGAGCTAGGCGCTAAGGGACTAGGAGTCCCAGGGCTATGCGCGAGGGGGTTGGGGGGCGGCTCGTATACCCGGTATATCATCATCCCCTTCGCTCACAACTCAGACCCATAATTACCTAGATTGATACAGTTTAGTACGCTACCCAGCCGTATCACCTAGCCAAAAAAATAAACAAGCCCCACCCCAAATTTATCCTAAAAATTTCCAAGCTAAAATTTCACGACCCTCCGAAATAAAATTAACTTAGCCCATTGACACCCAACCCACAGCACCCTAACCTGATCGCAACATCTCTCCGGGTGTTAGGGAGCAAGTCGCTTGGCGGTGGCCGACCTCCCCGACGGGACACAACGTCGTTAATCGAACGGTGCAAGCGGGTGAGACGCCCGCCTCGATTTAAAGCCGATTGGCCTCTGCCGCCCCACACCATCCGTGGTAGCGCCAAGCACAAATTGGTTGGCTGCATAGGCAACACGACTCGTCGCCGTAAGCGAACGATTGGTAGCCACGAGAAACTAAGTGGTGAGATCAACCAACGCCGTAGACCAGTGCCCGCATACGCGGTATCCCCCATCTCCAGCCCAAGGCAGGAGGTTGTATGCGAGTGGTACTACTGGTAATTCTGTTGTCTGGTTGCGCAACGCAGCCCGATATGTACGACATGGCGTATAGCCAAGCCGAGTCCGACAAGGTGCTGCACAAGATGCACTACTGCGCCAACAAAGCCCGGCAAGTCCCCGACCACCTCAAGAACATGGCGTACCAGCACTGCCTGGTGACACTCAACGCCACGATCTGACCCCCGCCGCAATACCCAAACGAACTACGAGTTTGCTGATGAACGGCAAATAGCGTACGTTTGGCGTCGCAGTACTGTGAAGTATTCCGCGAATGACACCCGGCGAGGAAGTACAGACATGCCAACCACATGGCAGAAAGTTACAGACGACCAAGTGATCGAAGCGCTCAAGACGATGACGGTCAAGGCCGCCGCCGAGCACCTGGGTATACACGAGCGGCGCATGTGGGCGAGGAAGGCCGCACTCGCCAAGAAGGGGTGGTCACCTGATCACGACATGACCCGCACCGTCCCCGACGGCTTCAAGGTCAAGGGCGTGTCGACGCTTTACAACAAGGACGGCATCCTTGCGGCTCAGTGGGTCAAGAGCACTGCCGACCACGAGCGTCAGTACCAGATGATGGTCGAGGCCGTCGCAGCGCTATCCGAAGACATCCCCCGTGTATCGCTGATGGCCTCGCCGGCGCCAGCGGGTTATACCCTCCTGAACGTCTACACCATCACCGACTACCACTTCGGCATGCTCGCGTGGAAGCCAGAGACGGGTGATGACTGGGACACCGACATAGCCGAGCAGATGCTTGTCGATTGGTTCGCCGCGGCCATATCGCAATCCCCGCACGCGCAATCATGCGTACTGGCGCAGCTCGGGGACTTCCTGCACTTCGATGGGTTGGAGAGCATAACGCCGACCAGTGGGCACAACCTCGATGCGGACACGCGGTTCACCCGGCTGGTGCGGGTTGTCATCCGAACGATCGCGAGAGTGATCGACATGCTGCTGTCGAAATACCAGAACGTCTACGTCCTGATGGCCGAGGGGAACCACGACCTGGCCGCGTCGGTCTGGTTGCGAGAGCTGTTTGCGGCACGGTATGAACTCGAGCCGAGGATAACGGTCGAGACACGGCCGGATCCGTACTACTGCTACGAGCACGGCGACACTTCGATCTTCTGGCACCACGGTCACAAGCACAAGATGGTCGGACTTGACGCGGTCTTCGTGGCGAAGTTCCGCGAAGTGTTCGGTCGGACAAAACACTCGTACGCGCACACGGGGCACCTGCATCACCGAGACCTGAAAGAAACCAACCTGATGATCGTCGAGCAGCACCGCACCCTTGCCGGGTCTGATGCCTACGCCAGCCGCGGCGGTTGGGTGAGTGGTCGCAGTTCTACCGTGATCACGTACCACAAGGAGTTCGGCGAGGTAGGTCGGATAACAATCAGCCCCGACATGCTCAAGTAACCCCAAGGGCCGCACCCGCGGCTCTCCCTTGACCCCCCGCGGCAACTCCCATAAACTCACGCGTGTACAGGGCACAACGCCCTCCGTAACCAGCAAGTGGGAGCTACCACATGACCGTCGAGAAATTCCGTCAGGCTGATACTGACGCCAACCGCACCCGCAAATTCAACCTGCTCCGTGACGCGCTCGTCGGTGATGGTGCCGCAGGCGCAGCCGCATCGATCTCGGTGGCCGTAGCCGAGTCGTCCGCAGGCGCCATCAAAACAGTGATGACGCTGGACAGTGTCGTCATCACCATGACCGATGCCACTACCGCGGGTAGCCACGGCTCGCTCAAGCTGTACGACTTCCCCGAGTGCAACCTCCTGTTCCTGGGCGGCACCTGTGACCTGGTGATCACCGCCGGTGAGGGTGGGATCACGGACACTGCCGCGGTTGTGGGCTCGGTCGGTACTGTTACCGTCGGCACTGACAACGCGACCCTGACAACCACCGAAGCCGACCTCATCCCATCGACGGCCAGCCCGTTGACCGATGGTGCCGGTGAGACCAAGGGTAAGACCGTGACCGCAGGTGTGGTCGTGTTCGATGGCACCGGTACCGCAAAGGACGCATGGCTTAACTACGCGGTGCCGGACGCAGACTCCACTGCCAACGACACGCTGATTGTCAGCGGCACCATCACCCTGGTGTGGGCGAACCTCGGCGACGTGTAACACCCGACTCGGCGCCGTGACCTAACCCGTTGCGGCGCTGAGCATCCATTCGATAGACCGCTTGCCAGGAGATCCCCATGCTGGGCGACATCAATCCTCAGTCCATACAGATCGACCAGCAAGCGGTTGTCTACCCGGCACGCGACCACGTCTCTGTCCTCACGATCAAACGGTTCGATGGCCGCCGATATCAGAGCGTCGACCTGACAGACCTCACCCGCGTAGTGCTCGCGTTCCCCGGCACTGACCCGGTTATCGCCTACGACTCGGCTGTGACCGCCGGCGTTATCTCGTGGGCTGGCGGTGCGATCACGGTCGACCTGTCCGACTTCTCCATGCCGGCGTCCATCCAGCCGTGCTACCTCATCGCATACGACGCAGAGCACCTGAGCGGCCAAGTGCTGGTCGACAACAATGACTCCGTACTGGCGTTCGACTTCCGTAACGTCAGCGCCACAGGGATCGCACAGCCCCCCGTGCTCGAGTTTATTACCGAGGCGCCAGCAGACGACAAGACTTACGGGCGCAAGAACGGCACGTGGGTAGACATCGACGCTGTGGTTGCCGGGGTGTCCAGCGTCAACGGTGAGACAGGCACGGTGGTGCTGGATGCGGCGGACGTAGGAGCAGAGGCGGTTGGTGCGGTTGCTGCCGGTATCGCGGCACACGTCGCCGATACTACTCCACACGAGACGCTGCTGAGTCTTGATCGGGTGGGGTTCAGCCTCACACCGACTGGGCCTGCGGGCGTTGGCGAGGTAGTGTGGAACGATACCGACATGACGCTGGACATCGGTCTGCCCGAAGGGGTAACGCTACAGGCAGGGCAGGAAGTTCAGATCCGAGGGTTGAATAACTCCGGGTCCACCATGCTGAACGGCTTCGCCGTGTATATCAGCGGGGCGTCCGGTAACAGGCTTGTATTCGATCTACCTACAGCAGCCGATGTAACTGCGGATAAGACCATCGCAGTTCTGACCCAAGACATCCTGAACAACCAGCAAGGACAGGCCACCGCGATAGGACTGGTGCGTGACCTGGACACTAGCGCGTTCGCAGAAGGCTCCGAGCTGTGGTTGTCGGCCACGGTGCCGGGCGGTCTTACAAACGTGAAACCACCAGCCCCAAGCAACTCCGTGCGTATCGGCTACGTAGTTCGGTCGCACGCCACGACCGGGACCGTTTTTGTCCGGGTGCAGATCGTAGAGTCTATAGGCGAGCTACACGATGTGGTGATAATCGCCCCGAGCGACGGCGACATCCTTGAGTACGACAGCGCCACGACCACATGGGTCAACGTACCGAATACGGGCGGCACAGGCGAAGCCAACACAGCATCGAACCTAGGTGGTGGGGTAGGGGTATTCGCCCAGAAGGTCGCTGAGGATCTGCAATTCAAAGGACTTATCGCCGGGACCAACATCACTCTGACCCCCAGCGGGACCGGGATAACTATCGACGCGGCTGGCGGTGGGGGCGGCTCGGTCGACTCCGTGAACGGTGCCACCGGCGTCGTAGTGCTGGACACTGACGACATCGACGAGGGGGTCACCAACCTCTACTTCACCAATGGCAGGGCGTCCGCAGCGGCCCCTGTGCAGACTGTGGACGGTCAGACGGGCACCGTGAGCCTAACGGCCAGCTACGCACCCCTGAGCCACGTAGGCGACACCGGGGCGGCACACGGGGACGTAGTAGCGGCAGGTGCGTCTGGGTTCATGACCGGAGCGGACAAGACCAAGCTCAACGGCATCGCCACCGGCGCCAACCTGTACGTCCACCCGAACCACTCAGGCGACGTAACATCCGTTGCTGATGGTGCGCAGACGATCGCAGCCAACGCTGTGACGAACGCGAAAGCTGCGGACATGGCGGTCAACACGATCAAGGGCCGTATCACCGCCGGCACCGGCGACCCAGAAGACCTCACCGCGGCGCAGGTCCGCACGATAATCAACGTGGCTGACGGCGCCACAGCGAACAGTTCCGACGCTACGCTGCTGGCCCGCGCCAACCACACCGGCACCCAACTATCCTCGACGATAAGCGACTTCGACAGCGCGACACGTGCGCAGGTCGAGGCGGAGCTGGTCGCCGGTACGAACATCACCATCACGCCGAGCGGTACAGGCGCTACACGGCAACTCACTATCGCGGCATCTGGGGGCGGCTCGCTCGCTGAAGTGCAGACGTTCACCGGCAACAAGACCCTAGCCCTGGCGGACATCAACACATACAACGTCAGCCAGGACGGCACCGCGCAGGAAGTCACGGTACCAGCACAGGCCACCGTAACCTGGACCGCAGACGCCGAGATCCACATCGAGCAAGGCGGCGCAGGGGTGGTGACTGTCACTGGTGCTACCGGCGTGACAATCAACGGCGTGAGCGCTGGATCGTTCGACCTAGCCGGGCAGTTCTCCGCAGCGACGCTCAAGCGCGTAGGGTCGGATGCTTGGACGCTGATATTCGGCGCGTTTGCGTACAACCGAGAGAACATCCTAGGTACGGTATCGCAGACCGCAGGTGTTCCTACGGGGGCACTGATAGAGAGCGGAAGCAATGCTAATGGGTTGTACGAGCGCTATGCCAGTGGGTTGCAGATTTGTTGGAATGCAGCTAAGTCGCATGCGCTAGCGTGCAATATCACGGCGGGTAATATTTTTAGGTCCGACACTACAACCTGGACTTATCCTGCTACGTTCTCCAGCATTCCCAGTATTTCGGGCGACATGGACCAAACTACAATATGGATAACGTCCGGCAGCGCTAGCACAACGACGACAACATTCAGATCGCTCAGCTATTCGACGAACTCGTCAACCACACTAACAGCGCACCTGTTGGCCGTTGGCCGCTGGTTCTAAGGAGAAATCATGCAAATCAAGCTATCCCCAGTCCGCAGCAGCGACACCCTATCGGTCTCCCGCACCAGCGACACACTGACCATCAACGGGGGAGCATTCGACTTCTCCCAGCTACCCGAAGGCGCAACCCTCCCAGCCGAAGCCATAGGTTCCGATTATTTCGCCGGCCCAGTAGAGCGTATCAACGGCGAGCTACACCTGACCCTACGCCTACCCCACGGCCCTAACCCAAGCCAGGCGGTAGCGTTCCCGCAACCAATCACCGTCACGCAAGACGGACCAGTGGAGCTGCCAGCATGATCGACTGGGCCAAGGTAGAAACGGCAGAAGCCAAGGCCGAAAAGGCGCTGGCCGCACTGGAGTCGTCGTTGATCAAAACACTCAACGACCACCTAGACGCAGTTGCTGGGCAGCGCAGGTACGACAGTCGGTTCACGTGCTCACTTCGCGCCGGATTCACCGGCCCGTTCCAGGCTGAGGGTATCGCGTTCGCCGCGTGGATGGACCAGTGCAACCTCGTTGGGTATACGATAATGGCTGAGGTCAAAGCCGCCACGCGCGCGGTGCCTACGCCAGAAGAACTCATCGCGGCCATGCCGGTAATCGAGTGGCCACCGTCGCCCATACCGGAAGGTGCCGTATGACAGTCAAGCTCGCGCTGTACAAGGGGCGAGGCGGCATAGCCAACGCCGTTATCCGGTGGTGGACGGGCTCGATATACAGCCACTGCGAGGTGGTCGTCGACGGGCTGTGCTATTCATCCAGCGTCATGGACAAAGGCGTGCGCCGCAAGCAGATCGATCTGGCCGACGGTAAGTGGGATCTGGTCGATCTGCCATGGGCTGACCGAGACATGATCGTCGAATACTTCCAAGAGACCGGCCACCATGCCTATGGGTGGCTGGGGCTGATTACCGCACAGTTGTTCAACCGCAACCAAGGCGTATCAGGCACGCAGTTCTGCAGCCAATGGTGCGCGGCGGCTATTGGCCTACCCAACACGGCCAGCTACAGCCCCGGCAGCCTCGGGCGCACATGCGCTTGGGCCAACGCGACGGTGGCCTCATGATCCCCGGTATCATGGCCGCGCAGATGCGGGCGGCGAGTGGGGGCGGACTTGACCCGAACATCGGCGTTGTCTGGACCAGTCGCACAAGCGCCGCTGATCAAAGCTGGAGCGACGTAGCCTGGTCCCCGTCGCTGACGCTATTCGCTGCTGTGGCATCCACAGGCGCTGGCAACAGAGTGATGACTAGCCCAGACGGTATAAGTTGGACGCTTAGGACAAGCGCTGCGGCTAATGACTGGAGGGGGGTTGCGTGGTCGCCCGAGCTAGGGCTATTTGCAGCCATAGCTAACACAGGCACCGGAGACCGGGTGATGACCAGCTCAAACGGTACGAGCTGGGTAAGCCGCACAAGCGCCGCCGATAATGACTGGCGAGGTATAGCGTGGTCCCCCGCGCTTGGTTTGTTTGTGGTCGTAGGCGCGAGCGGAACCGGCAACAGAGTAATGACTAGCCCTAGTGGGATCACATGGACCATCCGAACAAGTGCGGCGGATAACAGCTGGACATCGGTCAGTTGGTCGCCAGAAGTCGGTCTGTTCGTAGCGGTAGCGTCCTCCGGCGCCGGTAACGGGGTGATGACTAGCCCTGATGGTATAAACTGGACCGCTCGCACAAGCGCAGCGGATAACTTGTGGTTTTCTGTAGCTTGGTCCCCCGCGCTCGGTCTGTTCGCTTCTGTGGCGCTAAGCGGCGCCGGCAACCGGGTGATGACATCCCCGGACGGTATCAGCTGGACGATCCGTACTACGCCAGCGGATAACAACTGGATCAGCGTTGTTTGGTCGCCGGAGCGCGCGCTGTTCGTCGCCATAGCTAACACAGGCACCGGAGACCGGGTGATGACCAGCCCAGACGGTATCAACTGGACTACCCGCACGAGCGCTACGGACAATAATTGGCGAGGTATAGCGTGGTCACCTGGCCTAAGTAAGTTTGTTGCGGTAGCTACCACCGGAACTGGCAACCGCGTAATGACCAGCCTGTAATGACACACAACAACCCAAGTGCTACGCTGACGCAATACCCACGGAGCACCACCCATGAACGACCCGTTCGCTTGGGCGGATGAAGACGACCAGCCCTCAACCGCCATGACCCCCGTATTCGACGGCACAGACCCACTGGAGGTCGTGCGGTCCATACCCGAGTGGATACCCACATCGCCGGTAGGCGCCATCGCGCGCCCGGAGTGGAACCCGCGGCTGGTCATCGACTACGTATTGGGTGCGAGCAAAGACGCGATCATGGAGGAATACGACATCCTTGATCACCACTACGAGCGGATCGTTCGGGACGAGGGGTTCATGGGCAAGGTCGTAGCGCTCAAGAAAGAACTCGAGAAGGACGGCGCCACGTTCGGATTGAAGGCTAAGCTCCAAGCCGAGGTGCTGTTGGACGAATCATTCAAGATGGCTATGAACCCCGACGTGGACTCGCGCGTGCGTGCCAAGCTGATCGGGGATACGGTGCGCTGGGCGGGGTTCGATAAGACGGGTATGTCCGGCGACGCTACCGGCGGGTTCTCGATCAACATCAACCTGAACGGCAAGCGCCTGGGTGATACGTTCGAGGGTGAGGCCGTCGATGCGTGAGGTCGACTATACACCCACGCCCACCGGCGCCGCGGTAATCGAGAGCGAGAAAAAGTACACGTTCGTAATTGGCCCCGTGGGAAGTGGCAAGACTGTTGCATGTATTTTCAAAATGCTCTACCACGCCAAAAAGCAGAAGCCCAGCCCAGAAGACGGTATTCGCTACACCCGGTTCGTCGTTGTGCGCAACACGAACAAGGAGCTGCAGGACACCACGCTCAAGTCGTTCTTTCAGTGGTTCCCGCCTGGCTTAGCCGGCGAGTGGAAGGCCACACCTAAGACGTTCATATTCCGATATGAAGACGTGAAGTGCGAGATCATGTTCCGGGCGCTGGATACCCCGGACGACGTATCCAGCGTACTGTCGCTAGAGATCACCGGCGCGATGCTCGATGAGTTCGTTGAGATCCCACGAGAGATCGTCGACGCCATCCAATCCCGGTGCGGCCGGTTCCCATCCAAGAAAGAAGGGGGGTGCGACTGGCGCGGTGTGTGGGGGGCGTCTAACCCCGGCGTACAGGATGCGTGGTGGCACGACTGGCTGTATGAAGAATGGCCAGAGGAAGAAGGCGGTGCCTCGGCACAGGACAAAGCACTTAATTTCTTCGAGCAGCCTAGCGGGTTCAGCCCAGAGGCCGAGAACCTGGAGAACCTGCCGCCGTATACCGCGGACAGCAACGAGTACTACCGCGAGCTGGCCATCGGCAAGAAGCCCGACTGGGTCAAGCAGTACATCGAAGTCCAGTGGGGTTACAGCCAGAGAGGTAAGCCCGTGTACAAGGCATTCAACCGCGAGCTGCACGTCGCCAAGCAGCCACTCAAGTACAACCCCCATCTGCCGTTGATCATCGGCTTCGACGCCGGGTTGACGCCGGCAGCGACGTTCATGCAACAGGACTCGTTCGGGCGGGTGCTTATCCTCGACGAGTTGGTGTCCGACAACATGGGCGCTCAGCGGTTCTGCCGCGAGAAGGTCAAGCCACTGCTGAACCGCAAATACCGAGACGCGACGATATTGGTTGCTGCGGACCCCGCGACTAAACAACGGGCACAGACCGACGAGAAGACTGTAGCCTCGATACTTGAAAAGGAGTTGCAGGTCAAAGTCAAAGGGGCTGCGAGCAACGACCTCGCTGCGCGCTTGGGAGCTGTGGATGGGTTCCTCACGCTGCTGACCGAGGCGGGTCCGGCGTTGTTGATAGACCCCTCGTGTAAACACACGATCCAGTGCTTCGCATCGGCCTACAGGTTCGCCATCAACACCAAGGGCGCTGTAGCAGACAAGCCAGACAAGACGCACCCATGGTCAGACCTCGCCGATTCATGCCAATACGGTTGCATGGCGTTCGTGGCGTTTGACGCGCGAGAGGCCAGGGCTAGGAAACACAGCCAGTTCGCTGTACCATCACGCAACACTTACGTCTACTAGGGCTGGATCATGGCCGACGAACTGAATCTTGACATGGAACGGATGCGGACGCTCGGGCAATCGTTGCGTGATCGGTTCGCATCCTACGACAAAGCCCGCTGTACCGTAGAGGAACAGTGGCTCAAAAACGTCCGCCAGTACGTCGGCGAGTACGACCCGAAGATTGTAGCCCACCTCAAGCCGGAGCAGTCTCGCGCGTACCCGCGTATCACGCGCGTCAAGGTGCTGAGCATCGTCGCGCGTCTCCACGCGCTGCTGTTCCCGGCCGGCGAGAGTAACTGGGGTGTCGAGTCGTCCCCGCAGCCTATTCTGCCAAGTGACAAACTGACCGACCTGATGATGAAGTGGGTCGCCGAGAACCCGGAGCGCCCGGCCACACAACCCGAGATGGACCGCATCGTCAAGCTCGCCGCGGACGACATCTCCAGGCGTATGCAGGCGGTGATCAACGACCAGCTCGCGGACGCCGGTCACGCCAGCAGCATCGACTACCAAGACCTGGTGCGAGACGTGATCTTCTCCGGCGCGCTGTATGGCTGCGGCGTGCTCAAAGGGCCGATGACAATCCAAGAAGACGGCGCCCAACTCGTGGTAGACGACAACGGTGTGCCACAGGTGGTCGAGGCGCCACTGTACCGCCCATACTTCGAGTTCGTCCCCCTGTGGGACTACTACCCTGATTTCTCAGCCAAGACGTTCGCGCAGCAGGACGGCGAGTTCCAACGCCACGTCTACTCCCGCAGCGGCCTCAAGAAACTCGCCAGCCGACACGACTACCTCGGCAGGCAGATCAACGAGTACCTGCGTACCAAGCCGCACGGCAACTACCAGAAGAAGAATTACGAGCAGCAGCTCGACCAGATCTCCGACGACAAGCAGCAGACCCAGCCAGGCGAGGACAAGAAGTTTGAGCTGATCGAGTTCTGGGGCGCTGTGACTGGGCACGATCTGCGCGCTGCGGGGGTCGAGATCGCTGATAACAAGCTCGACCAAGACGCTTGGGCCTGTATCTGGATGATCGACAATGTGATCATCAAGGCCGCGCAGAACCCGTACCCCGAAGGCGTGGCAATGTACCACCAGTTCGTCTTCGAGAAGGACGAAGTAAACCTCACGGGCTCTGGTCTGCCGCACATCATGCGCGATAGCCAGCTCGGCGTGTCGTCATTCACCCGGATGCTGGTTGACAACGCGGCTACGGTCTGCGGCCCCAGTGTCGAGATCGACATGGATCAGTTGGCGCCAAGCGCCGGCAACTACTCCATCGCCCCGTTCACCGTATACAAGAAGGACAACGCCAGCCCCAACGGCACCCGCGCAGTCCAGAACGTCAGCTTCGACAGCCACATCCCCGAGCTGACCGGCGCAATCCAGCTGATGCGCGAGTTCGCGGACAGCGAGACGTTCGTAGGTCCGATGACAGGCGGTGACTTCGAGAACGCGCCCAGCGAGGCGTTGCGCACGCAGGGCAACATGAGTATGGCCCTGGCCAGCTCGGCGCTGCCGTTCAAAGACATCGTGCGTAACTTCGATCGGTTCACCAAGTCGGTGATCCACGCGCTGGTGCAGTGGAACCTGATCTACCACGAGCACCGCGACGAGCTGAACGGCGACCTGCGCCCTATCCCGAAAGGTGCCAGCAGCCTGATGGCGAAGGAAGTCCGTGCTGTAGCGCTGGATCGCTTCGCCAGCACGCTGACCCCGGAAGACCGGATGTACATCAACGAGGAAGAACTGCTCAAGGAGCGTATGCAGGTCAACGACTTGCCGCTCGATCGTTTGATGGCCGCGCCGGAAGAAATCGAACGCCGTAAGGCTGCAGCAGCAGAGCAAGCGCAGCAGGCCAAGCAACAGAACGACCAGATGTTCCAAGCCAACCTGCGCAACCTGCAGACCGAAGCGCTCAAGGATATGGCCCAGGCGCAGAAGAATATGGATACCGGCGACGCGATGACTTTCAAGGCGTTGCTGCTAGCGATCAAAGAGGGTGCTAACCTTGACGAACTCCGCAGACTCACCGAGCAAAGCCAGAACCAACCTGCAGGCCAAGCTGGACGCCAACCCGGCGGTGATGGCGGCGCTACTGACGTACCTGCAGGATCTGCTGGATAGAGCACAGGCAGACGCGGCATCGGTGACGGATATTGTGATGCTACGCAGAGCCCAAGGACGGGCCCAAGAAGTGAAGAAGATCCAACGTGACGTGAGATCGGATGCAAAAACCGATCCATAATACTTGACAAACCCCCAGGCGCAAGGTAGATAACATACTATGACTACTGACGTTGATTTCGAGGCGGCCTTCGCGGAGGCCGTGGGTGTAGAGCCCGAAGAGGTTATTACCGAGGTTGAAGAAACCCCGGAGCCGGAGTTCGTCGCAGAAGAACCTGCGGTTGACGAGGCTGAAGAAGTAGTTGCCGAAGCAGAGCCGGTGGCTGACGCGGTAGAGGCTGAGCCAGTAGAGGCTGTTGTAGAAGCCGCACCGGCCGCCCAGCCCGCCGTGCAGCAGATGGACACCCAGCAGCTCGCTACGGCCATCGCCGAAGCTAACCGCCTGGCCCAGCAGCAAGCAGCACCAGCTAAAGAGGAACCAGCCGAGCAGGAGCTCGAGGCTTCGTTCGAGGACTACCTCGACGACAAGCAGAAAAAGGACTTGGAACTATTCCAAGCTGAGTGGTCGGAAGTAGCAGCCCCAGTGAGCGCGCTTATCGCAGCCCACGTAAAGGCAGCCCTGACCAATCAGCAGAAAGCGATCCTCGGGCAAGTACAACAGCAGATGGCGCCGATTCAGCAGCACGCTGCTCAATCGCAGGAAGCTATGTACTGGTCCACGATCCAGGCCGCGCACCCCGACTTCCAAACGGTCGCCGGAGATTTGCCAGCCTGGATTCAGGAGCAGCCGAAGTTGTACCAGCCGCGCTTGATGGAGTTGTATGAGCGCGGGTCGGCAACAGAGACAGTGGAGCTGATCTCGATGTACAAGCAAGCAAAAGGTTCGACGGGTGCAGCGCCAGCACATCCAGCCTCGTCAGCCGTGCAAGCAACGCCCAAGGCACCGCCTGTATCGTCCGCAGCATTGGCTGCGACTCTGGCACCACCCGCGGCGAAACGCAGCGCAGTATCGACCTCGCGCGATCCAAACGACGCGGACTCCGCGTTCAAAGAAGCGTTCGGTTAATCGCTGACAACTTGTTCGACAATTGACGAGGTAACACACCATGACCACCAACGTATACGGCGATCTGACCCCGCGTCAGGCCAACTTTGCAGTAAAAGAGTTCCTGATGCGCGCGCTGCCGCTTCTCACCATCGAGAAGTTCGGCAAGTCTGTACCGCTGCCGAAGAACGAAACCAAGACCATCAAGTTCCGCCGTTATTTCCTCGACAACGGCACCGGTGGCTACAGCGGCGAAGCCGGCGCGTACAACCTGCCGCTGGCCCTCACCCCGCTTACCGAGGGTGTGACCCCGTCCGGCACCGCCATGGCGTTCAAGGACGAGTCGGTCGACATTGCCCAGTACGGCAACTGGACCGGCTTCACTGACTTCATCATGGACACCCACCCGGACGTTCCGCCGGTGATCCGCGAGTTCAGTGACATCCTGGGCGAGCAGGCCGCAGTCACCAAGGAGACCCTGACCTTCAACGTGTTGAAGGCCGGTACTCAGGTGTTCTACGCCAACGGCACCGTGCGCACCGACGTTAACACCCCGATCACGCTGACCATGGTTCGTCGCGTAACCCGCGCTCTCAAGAACCAGAACATGCAGAAGATCACCACCGTGTTGGCGTCCACCCCGAACTACAACACCCAGCCGATCGAAGCGGCCTACATCTGCCTCGTTCACCCGAACGTGGAGAACGATGTTCGCAACATCGACGGCTACATCAACGTCGCCAACTACGCGCAGGGTAAGGCGTTCGAGGGCGAGATTGGTCGGGTTGAAGACGTTCGCTTCATCAGCTCCACCGTGTTCACTGCGTTTGCTGACGCGGGCGGCGCTGCTGGTGCCATGCTCTCCACCACCGGCACCCTGGCTGATGTGTACCCACTGATCTTCCTGGCGAAGGACGCGTTCAGTATCATCCCGCTGCGTGCCAACACCAACACTGGTTCGGTCCCGGCCAGCATGGCGGTTGTGTATCCGAAGGCGACCGAGACCGACCCGCTGGGTCAACGCGGTATCATCTCGTGGAAATTCCTGCATGCCAGCCTGATAACCAACCAATTTGCAGTCATCCGGGGGGAAGTCGCAGCAACAGCGTAAACTACTGATTTTCATGTAGTTTACGGTAAAACCCCCGCCAGTCGGGGGTTTTCTTTATCTGCGAGTAGCGCATAACAGTTGTGTACTAAATCTTCGCTGGGCTTGCCCTAAAAAGCGCAAGCAGCGATACTCCACACACAACCGTACGAGGTCGTCAAGATGAACGAGTACCATATCACCCGAGCCGAGAACGGCTTCGTACTGCGGTACGACGACATGAATGTGAAAGAGGCCAACCGTAAAGACGGGGCGAAGTGGAAAGACCCTATGGTTACACGGGTCTACGAGACCGACGCAGCCTTGGTCCAAGATTTGGCGGCGATGCTGCCGAAGATGCAGCACAACCCAAAGAAAAAGGCCGAAGATGGCGAGTCGGCATTCAATGAAGCGTTTAAGAGCGAGTACCCATGAGCGATGACATGCTGGACAAAAGCGTACAAACCCCGGTGCAACCGCGCAAACCCCGCGCCCGCCGACCGGTCGTTGAGCAGGAGGAGCCGGAGTCGATCAACCGCATGATTGCGACCGATGATCAGAGCGACTACGAGCTGATCCGGCTGCACGCCAGCGACGCTATCCCACCAGGCGGCCAGCCGTTCGGCGTGAACGGTCGTCAGTTCATCATGACCTCCGAGGTCTGGTACAAGGTGCCGAGCTGGCTGTTGCCGAGCATAGACAACATCATCGCTGACAAGCCGGTGAAGGACCAGTTCGACCGCCTCACCGGCCACCGCTCGATGAAGGTGTATCCCTACGAAATCTGGCGGGGTTAACCCATGAACCTCCGCGACCTGCTGGGTGAGTTGCGCCGAAACATCCTCCGAGACGCATCGACTGCGGCCAACGGCCGGGAAGTCGACGACTCGATCTGGACCGACGACGCGCTGCTGCTGTACATCAGGGACGCGGAGGAGAAGTTCGCCAGCCAGACGTTGTGCCTGCGCGACTCGCGGACTGCCGCCATAGCGAACGTCACGTTGGTAGCAGACCAAGAGGAATACGCGCTGGACCGCCGTACAATCTCCGTACTGGGCGCACAGCTCGACGGGCGTATGGTGCTGGGGCGGGCCAACTGGGGTACGCGCTTTGGTTCGGACAGCCAGCTGACACCCAACACGTCGTATCAGGCACCCCAAGAAACTGGGGAGCCCCGAATTTATTACACCGATCGGGACACCGGGTTCCTCGGTGTTTACCCGATCCCGGCGGCAGCCGCTGCCGGCAAGATTATCCGGCTGCAGGTCGCGCGCCGACCCCTTGTGCCGCTAACCAAGAACGACCTCGACGCAGAGCCGGAGATCCCCGAGCAGTGGCACCTTGATCTGGTTGAGTGGGCCGCGTGGCGCGCTATGCGTAACCACGACCCTGACCTGGACAATGACGTGTCGGCCATTGCGCTGGTGCGGTCCCGGTTCGAGCAGCACCGCACTCGGTTTGAAGCCGCGGTGTTGGAGTGCAAACGCGACATGAAATACCTGAACGTACAGCAGGTCGAGTTCGGCCCGCGCGCTAACTGGAGCTGAACACATGGCACTCGTACTTGATCCAGCCACCGGGCTGTATGTGGAAGATGGTAAACCGGCGCAACCCGGTGTCGCAGGACGTACCGCGGCGCCGGGGCAGCCCCGACAGACCAGTTTCGATATAACCAACACCCCGGCCGCGCAACAACGCGCCAACCCCAACGCTATCAACGTAGGGCAGGCCGCCGCTGACGTAGCCCTCGGCACACTGTCTATCCCCGGAGCTGCCCTGGCTGACTTGGCGCGGTTCCGCGGTGCGCAGGCCCTGGGTGGTGATGTAGGCACGCTAGAAGGCGGTGTAAACCCGCGCCTGACCGCCGCGCAGAACCGCATTAGCGGGGGCATGTCGCAGTTGGGTCAGGCTACATCACAGGCGTTCCAGCCGATCAGCGACGCCCTTAGTGGCGCCCGGTCTACTGCTCTCGGCGCGCTGGGCGCTCAGCCGGCCCAGCAGGCTCCGCAACCTACCCCCGTAACTGCCCCCGGTGTTACGCCAACTACGGGCGTGCAGGCGCAACAGCCCGCGCCAAGCGCAGGTGTGGTAGGTCCGCAACCCGCCAGCTACGCAGGCACAGGTATCGGTGTTGGCTCCCAAGGGGGCGAGATATTCCGCCAAGAGGGTGGGGGCGTCCCATCGTTCACTAACGTAAACGCTACACCAGGGCTGCAAGGTCTCACCGGTGCTACCGGACAGGTTGTTGGCGCGCCGGTAGCAGCGGATTCTACCCAACTGACCGGCTTCGGTGGGTTCGCCCCCGGCGAGGCCCGCGCGTATCTAGACGAATCTGACGCGCGCCGCACCACATCACTGCGCGAAGGGCAACAACTCCGCGATCGCTTAGCGATGGACATCAGCCGTAGTGAGCTGGAGCGCAGCACCACACGCGGTAGTGCAACGGACCGCGCCGCAGCCCGCCAGAGCCTCCGGGCTCTGAACGAGCAGATAGGTCAGACTGATACCCGCGCAGGCGCCGCGGCGCAGGCACAGGAACAACGCGCCGGTAATCTGGAGATCGCTAACCTACAAGGGCAGTTTGGTCTGCAGAACGCACAAGCCGCGGCGCAGGGTGCAGTAGAATCAGCACAAGTTAGGTCGCAAGGTGGGGCTAACCTCGAAGCAGGCGAGCGCGCGGTTCGTGAGCGGTTCAAGAACCAGCAGATCCAAGCCCTACAGGCGCAGGCGATCCAGCTACGACAACAAGGGACGCCGGAGGCTATTGCCCAAGCCGCACAGGTCGAGCAGCAGATGCAGACGCTGCTAACCGGCGGGGCCGGGCAGCCCGCTTCAAAACCAGTGACAGATGCGCTGGGGCGCGTGACAGGATTTACCGCAGGAACGGCGTATACTCCTGCGGATGAATCTACTATCGAAGCGCAGAAGCGCGTAGCGGCTCAGTTTAGCCAGCGCTAGTTACCCGAATCGGAGAGTTGCAGGATGGCGGAACCAACGTTTTTTGATACTTCCCTGCAACTGCTCCAACTGCAGCAGCAGAACCAAGCCGCCGCGGACGCCGCACGGCGCCAAGCTGCCATAGACGCCGCGGCGCAGGCCGAACGCACCCGCGACCGTACGCTTGGCGAGGTAGCGGGCGACGTAGGCTTGGCTGGGCTGCAGTCAGCAGTCAGCTTGGGCGGGTCGGCGTACGGCCTAGCAAACGTGGCTACCCTCGGCGCGCTCGATCGGGCTACCGGGTTCTCCGGAAATCTCCAAGAAACGCAAGAAACCTTAGAAGGTTGGAAGTCCGCGCCAATCCAAGCGCGACGCGAGAACGTCATGGGTGCGTTCCAACAAGGCGTTGGTGCTGGGTTGACTGAGGCGGTAACGACCCCCAGCGTCTTGGCAGACATGGGCGTGCAGTCCCTGGCGTTCTTCCTACCTGGGTTGGGCGCGGCGGGCGCGGCGGCTAAGACAGCACAGGCTACCGCAGCGGCGCGCGGTGCATCTACAGGGGCAGCAGCGCTCCACGCGAACACACAAGCCACACGCGCAGCATTGGCGGCCAACGCCGCAACCATGGGTGGTATGGGTAACGTCGACGCGATCAACGAGGCACGCGGCGCAGGGTTGAGCGAGAACGAAATACAGCTCGCCGGTATGGGCGGGGCTGCCGCTAACGCGCTACTGAGTTTCGGGACCAACAAATTCACCGGAGCGGCAGGTCTTGAGGCTCGCGTAGCGCAGCGCTTCGCAGGCGCCGGGAGCGTAGGTCAAGCAGGTGGTGTGGCCGCCCAGATCGGCGCGGGTGCGCTGCGCGAGGGTACACAAGAGGCGCTGGAGGAATCCGGTCAGCAGGCTATTCGCAACGTAGCGGGCCAACGACCTATCGAAGAAGGCACCGCCACTAGTGCGACTTTGGGCGGTCTGCTGGGCGGTACGTTCGGCGCAGCGTTCGGCGCAGCCAACGTACGCAAGCCGACGCAGACGCGCGAGCAGATCCAAGCCGTACAGGCAGAGCTGGAAGCCGAGCTCGAAGGTTTGGGGCTACGCACAGGCGACCGTCCGCTGGACGCCATGATGCGCGCTCGGCAGGCGGCCGGTGCGATCCAAGAAGAAATTGACTTGGGTGCTACACCGCTACCAGGCGAAACCCGGGAAGAGATCGACATCGGCGCCACACCGCTACCCGGCGCCGAGTTCGACGCAGAGGAAATTAACCTCGGTGCCGTACCGCCTCCGGGGCTTAGCGGTCTCAACGCCATCGTGGCGCAACAGCGTGCGATACAAGCGCAGCAGCCACCGCGCATGGGTGTGCAGGAGATCAGCTTCGACCAGTACACCGGCGCTACGGACCAAGAAGTTGCTGGTCTACCGCAGGTAGAGGAAATTACCGGCCGCAGCGTACAGGACATTATCCGCGAGACCGCGCCCATCGAGCGTGTAGCCCAGCAGTTCGGCCCATCAGTAGCCGGCGCAGAAGCCGCACGTCGCGCTGCCGCGGCAGAAGTACCTGTAGCCCCGACACAAGCCCCGGACCTGAGTACGCCGAAAGCTCGTGGCGCGTTCAAGGCGTCGGTACGCCAAGCGTTCGTAGCCAAGGCAGGCATCACCCCACGCCAAGCCCAAGGCGCGCAGTTCGAGGCTATCGTGGATGCTGCAGCCGCTACTGGCGCACGCCCAGGCACCCCCGAGTTCGACACATTGGTAGGCATAGAAGCCGCGAGCCAGCTAGGGCAGGTAGAAGCTGCCGGCGGACAATCCGCACTGTTGGGCGCGCTGGTCAACAACTACCCGGTAACAGAAGAACAGCGCGTTGGCGCTGCGTTCGATCGCGGCGGGGTGGCTACTACTGAGGAAGAACTGTTCGGCACGGCACCGGAGACCGAGGCGCAAGCCCCCCAGGAAGCACCGTTGATCCCAGCCGAGGCGGTAAAAGCCGGCGAGGTGGGGCAGGTGTGGGTAGACCAACAAGGCCAAGAGTTCCGTGTGGTACAAGCGCCTAACGCTGGCCGCACCGTATTGGTAGAAGACGCCCAAGGCGGACGCCGGGGTATCCCGTTCAACCGCGTCCGCGCACAAGGTTGGCAGCTTCGCCCAACCCCGCAGGTAGCCGGGCTCACCGCCGACGCCGCGTCGCAGCTCCGCAATCTGCTTGCCGGTACATACTGGGCTGAACGCGGCGGCCGGCTGCTGCGTGCGCAAGGTGACACAGGCCCAGTGGTAGGTCGTACCGAGTGGCTGTCGTCTATCCCCGAGGTACAGTCCGTACTGTCGAACACCGGCTACAACGCGGCAGACGTACAAGGCTGGCTCGACCGCGCTGCCACAGGCCAAGGCCGCCCGTTGGGTGACAAGCAGATAGCCATAATCGAAGGGTTGCTCGACGTTATGTCGCAGCCGCAGGTTGAGGCAGACGTTGCGCCGCAACCAGCCGACGCCGCAACCCCACGACAAGTAACCGCAGCGACCCCGCGCTACGACGCACAGGCGTGGGCGGACTACATGACCTACCCCGGCGCAGCACAGCTCAATGCACTGGTAGGTATGAAGGAACAGGAGGGCCACCCACAGCCGGTACTCGCCGGTATGCTGTACGGCGTTGACATAGCCGGCGACTTGGCTGAGTTGAACCCACTTATTATGGCCGCCCAGGCACACCCTGAGTTCGCGCTTATGCCGAAGGATAGCCGTCTCGAGGTAAATACGCACATCGCCCAAGCGCAGAACCGGGTTACAGGCGCTACGTTCGAGCTGGCGGATACGGCGCCGGCTAAGGGTATGGACGCCAAGGTGTTCGACCGCGCCATCACCACGGCCAAAGGCAATATCACGACCCCCCTGTTCGGCGTAGATACCATTGCTGAGCTGCAAGCCATGTCTGGCATAGCACCGCCCAACAACGTCAAGGGCATGTACCACAACGGTAACATCTACATCGTGCGTGAGAACATCGCCAACGGCAAAGATATGACCCTGACCGTCGGGCACGAGCTCGGCCACGTCGGGCTAGGCGCACTACTCGGCCCTAGCCTGAACGCCGCCACCAACCGCATGTGGGCCAACGCCGATATGCGCGGGCGCATCCGCGGCAAGATGGCTGATCTCAAGATGGCCCAAGGCACCGAAGCCGAGCGCCGCGCCAGCCGCACACTAGCCGCAGAGGAAGTGCTGGCTGATATGCTGGCCTCCGGTGAGCGGCTGAACAAGGACATCTGGTCCAAGCTCCGCGCTGGTGTACGTGACTTCTTTGCTCGCGTCTTCGGTGTGCGGGACTATGCGGTTAGCAACAAAGAAGTCGACGCGTTGCTGGGCGACGTGGCGCGGGTGATCAACGGTGCTGCGGCTGGGCAGGTCCGTAGCGACCTAGCCAACGCGGAGTTGTGGTTCACAGACCCATCGGTTGTATCGGCCAGCGATCCGAAGTTCTCGCAGGCGACGACTGACTTGAACGAACTGATGCGCCGTGCGCAGTCCGAGTCGGAAGACACGGTTAAGCATCTAGGCCACATCGCCAAGGCTGCTGCGGACTCTACCGCCGAGGTCGGCAGGAAGGCTCGAGCCGCGTTGTCCGAGGGGTCGGCCGGTACTTTCATGCGCGACTGGTTCATGGGTCTGGACAACATCGTCGACTGGCACGACAAGCTATTCACTATCCCCGGCACCAAGAAGGGGCTGCTGCGGGCGGTGTTCGACGAGAAAGAAGCCAAGGACGCGACGTTCAGCCGACTCAACGCCAAGCGCCTGGTACGCGAGTACACGACTGCGAAGAATGGAGAGGAAGTCAAAGAGTCGCTGCCTCTGGCGTCTGTGAACGATGTCATGGAGACGTGGGACAACTTCCAGCGCTCCAGCCCGAACCGCGCAGACCTACTTGATTTCGTACTGACAGACGGCACGTACTACCAAGTGTTCCCCGACCGGGGGTGGGACGACCAAGCGACAAAGGACTTCGATTACGAGGCCAAGGGTTACACCGAGGAGGAGCGCAAGGCTGCCTACGAGCGGGTGCGCGCTGCGTACAAGCAGATTGGCGACACTGGCCAGAGCATCTACAAGAACTCTCAGGCGATCTACGCGCAACGGTTCGCAGAGTATTACAAGTCCATCACCAGCGAGGCTGAGCGCCGCGGCGACCAGGCCAAGGAGTCCGCGGCAGCTAAAGGCGCCGACGCAGAACAGACGGCTGCCAAGGTGGATGCGGCTGTGGCTCGATACAAGCATGCCATAGGCCAGATCATGGGGCGTATCAAGCAGGGCCCGTACTCGCCGCTGCAGCGCTACGGCAACCATCTGCTCACTGTGCGTGACGCACAAGGCGACGTTGTTCTGTTCGCCGGGTTCGACACGCGCGCCGAGGCAGACGCTGCGGCTTCTGAGATCGAGCAAGCCCGCGCAGCCGCCGGTGAGCGCGTAGTGATTAACATCGGCACACCCAAGGACACCACGATGGATGCCACCGGCGCGGCTCGCAGCGACATCGACGCGATCCGTAACGAGGTGTTGTCGATGCTCCCCGATGACATGGATGCGGATCTACGCGAAAGCGCTACCACCGCAATAACCGCAGGCTTGGCTGAGGTCTACCTACAGTCGCTGCCGGCTAAGTCGTTCGCCAAGCACGCGCTGGGTCGCAAGAACGTAGCCGGCTACGACCGGGACGCACTGCGGTCGTTTGCTAACTACACCATGCGCTCCGCTCGGGCGGTGGCCAACGTGCAGTTTGACGGTCGCATCGCGGACGCGGTAACTGAGGTACAGACCTACGTCAAGGATGTAGCTGAGGGCAAGTATTCCGACGCCGAGGGTGTTGTTCGCACCGACACGCAGAAGCTGCAGGGTATTGCCAACTCGGTGAAGAACCAGCACCTCGCTGCGTCCAGGGTCGAGCAGAACAAAGTCGTCAACGCGGCCACAGCGGTGGCGTTCACGTACCAGCTCACCAGCCCCAGCCACATGTTCATGAACGCCACGCAGACCCTGTTCATGTCCCTCCCACGATTGGCGGGCAAATACGGTGCAGGCCGGGCGGGGAAAGAGATCAACAAGGCGCTGGGTGAATACGCCAAGTCCGGGTTCGACTTGCTCAACGACGCGGTGGATGCCAACGGAGTGCCGAAGGCCAGCCTGCGCAAGTCGGCAGATCCGCGCGACCAGATGCTGCTGGAGGTACTCGAGCAGATCAAGGCTGACGGGCCGCTGGATATCACCCAAGCCCACGACGCCGCAGGTATCGCCGACGGCAGCACCACGGAGCTGTCGCCGTATACCAGCAAAGTGATGAAGTGGCTGTCGTACTTCATGCACAAGTCCGAAGTATTCAACCGGCAGGTAACAGGTGCTGCGGCTATTCGGCTGGAGATGGCGAACACGCTGAATGGCAAGGCCGTACCGACTAGCGACGCAGAGCGGCAGGCGTTGAGGGCTGAGCTGGTAAACGCCGGTAAGGAGGCTATCCGCACCACGCAGTTCAACTACAGCCAGTTCAACAAGTCACGGTCTATGCAGTCGCCGACCGGCAAGCTACTGCTGCAATACAAGACCTACCAGTTCAACATGCTCTCGACGATCGCCATGGACATCCGCGACGCCGAGCTGGGCAAGCTGGTGCTGATGCAGGAGCCGATAAACGCCGAGGAGGCTGCCATAGCCCGCAGGACACTGTCATGGGTGCTCGGTATGCAGCTCGCGTTCACTGGGGCGGTGGGTACGATATTGGCGCCGTTCGTATTCGGGCTTGCCGATGCGTTCCGCGATGACGACGATCTGCTGTCCAGCAAGGACGAGTTCCTGGTGGAAGCGGCCAAGCTCGGCATCGTCGGCGAGATCGTGTCCAAGGGGCTGTTCTCGCGGGTGATGGATACTGCGCGGATCGAGGCCGGCACACTGATCCCACTACTCGGGCAGGGCGGGTTTGCGCCAGTAGCGGGCGCGCCGAGCGAGACGTTCACCTACTACCTGACGCAGAATCTCGGCCCAGCCGCCGGGTTGGCGAAGAACTTGTACGGTGGGACCGCGGACTTGTTCGACGGCAACGTGGAGAAGGCGGTGGGCAAGTTGCTGCCGAAGCCAGGAGCCGACCTATGGAAGTCGACATTCGATTCGGCCAAAGGCGTGCGGGACGCTCGCGGCGTTGTGTACTTCGAACCTAACCCGTTCGACACGTTCATGGGATTGGCCGGGTTCCGCAGCGGAGACCGCCGCGAGGCTGACGCGCTCCGCAGTCGACTGTATAGCGCAACCACCACCATGTTCGACGTGCGCAACCGGTACTTGCAGCGCTTGGCCGTAGCCCAGACCAGCGGCGATATAGCGGGCGTGAACGACGCCATCGCAGATATCCAAGCGTGGAGCCAAGAGCACCCAGACATGGCGTTCCGCAAACAGGAGATTGCATCGGCGATAACCAAGCGGGTTAAGACCGAGTACAATGCGGCTCAGTTCGGCCTACCAACCGCCGCACGGATAACCCCGTCGATGGCAGAGATCGTAGGGCTGTGATAGCCTTCGAGCAGTACAAAAACTCACCTAGCAGTAAGGGTAGGCCGAGGCATGTTAGATATGCAGACTAACGTCGAAGTACTCAAAACCGAGATGCGTGGTCTGCAGACCGGCATGTCGGAGCTGGCCGCCAAGATGGATATGCTCATATCCATGCAAGTGCAGTTGGTTCGATTGCAGGAACAGCACGACACGCATAGACAGGCGCTCGATCGAGCGTTCTCGTCCATCCGAGTCAATGGCGAAGAAGTCCGCCGGGTGGATAGCAGCTTTCACAAGGCGTACAGTTTCATCAAAGGGGGCGCCTTGGTTGGCACCCTGCTGCTGGGGTTCATCCAGTGGTACGTGGTCGGGCAGATCAACACGCTCAACCAAGTCGACGTGGACCTCAAGGCTGTGGACCGGCGCATCGCGGTAATCGAGTCGAAGGTCTGGGTCGGTACATCTGGAGATAGCAAATGAATCCACTATTGCTAGGCGGTATTTTTGATATTGGCGGCAAGCTGTTGGACAAGTTCTTCCCGGATCCCGCAGAGCGTGCGCGCAAGCAAATCGAGCTGTTGGCTATGCAGCAGGCTGGCGAGCTGAAAGAACTCGAGACGCGCATGTCGGCTATCTTGGCTGAGGCCAGCAGCGCCGATCCATGGACCAGTCGAGCCCGCCCCAGCTTCCTGTACGTGTTCTACTTCATCATCCTGTCCATGGTGTTCCTCGCGCCGGTGATCGGCGTGTTCGCCCCCACCCAGATGGACGTGTACTTCACTAACGTCGGGCGTGGGTTCGCGGCGATCCCTGAGCAGATGTGGTGGGCCTTTACCACGGGCTATCTTGGTTACGCTGGCGCCCGCACCTACGAGAAGAATAAGGGGGTCGCCAAGTGAGCTTCCTGCAAGCCCTAGCGGTATTATTCCGCAAACCCGACCCAACACCCAGCCGCAAGGAGGAAGCCGCACCTGTGGCTGTATCGTTGACGGAGAAGCAGTTCTCCACCCTGTTCCCCAAAGCCAACCCGATGATCCGCGCGCCGCTCAATCGCGTCATGGCCCGGTACAAGATCGACTCCCCAGTGCGCGCCGCTGCGTTCCTTGCCCAGATCGGGCACGAGTCCGCAGGGCTGACCCTCGTGGTAGAGAACCTGAACTACAGCGCCGAAGGGTTGGCCGCCACATGGCCGTCGCGGTATCGCGGCACCAGCGGCGCACCTAACGCCCTGGCCCAGAACCTCGCGCGCAAGCCGGAGGCCATCGCCAACAACACCTACGCTAACCGTATCGGTAACGGCGACGAGGCGTCGGGGGGTGGCTGGAAGTTCCGCGGGCGTGGGTTTATGCAGACCACGGGCCGCGCCAACTACGCTAAGCTAGGGGCTGCGGTGGGTACGAACTTCACCGCGGTGCCTGAGCTGCTGGAGCAGCCGGAGTATGCTGCGGTATCCGCCGCGTTCTTCTGGCACTCGAACGGGCTGAATGAATTGGCCGACGCAGGTGAGTTCGACCAGATTACCCGCAAGATCAACGGCGGCACCCACGGCACCGCAGACCGCAGAGCACGGTGGGAAAAGGCCAAGCAGGTGTTGAATGGCAACGGATAAACGCGACAACTGGTCCAAGGGCTCCAACAACCTAGCGTCCAAGGACCGGCTGCCGGAAGGGTTCGTCCGCCATACGGTCAACCTCGACCCGCTCCCCGGTGGGCGACTGGCGTTGCGCGCTGGGTACGAACAGGTCTACGCCGGCACCGCGGTTCGCGGCGTGCTGTCGTTGGGTAATAACCTGCTCATCGCCGATGGTGCCGACCTAGTTGAACTCAACACTGAGAGCGGCGTATCGCGGGTGCTGCGTACCATCGCGGGTGCCGGTGCGTTCTCCGGCGACGTGCTCAACGACGTGTTGTATTTCAGCACCGAGAACGAGTGCCTACAGTACGACGGCCTCGAAGTTACGCCGTGGGGTGTGCCGGACGTGCTGTACCAACCAACCGTTACAGCGTCTGCGGCCGGTGGGTTGATCGAGGGTTACTACCAAGTGGCCGTCACCCATACCGACGCTTGGGGTCGTGAGGGTGGCACCGACAAGCCGATCGTTATCTTCGCGGACACTGGTGCAGCCCTGACCATAACCACCGCGTCTGTTCCTACTGACTGCGTAGTAAACATCTACGTCAGCTCGGTTAATGGCAACACGCTGTACCACCAGAACACTGTCGACGTAACAGGCGATGTGGTAGTAGGGCAGGTGCGCGACGACACGGTACGCTGCACCACCGTACTGACCCGCGCCCCGCGCCCAGGCGTTATGGTAGCAGCGCACAACGCGACCCTGGCGATAGCCAAGAACAACGTGGTCGAGCAGACCAAACCCATGCAGCCCCACCTGGTTGACCGGGTGCGTGGGTTCCTCCAGTTCGGGGCGGATGTCGGTGTGCTGCTGAGCGCCGATGCGTTGTTCGTCAGCGCCGATAAGTGTTACGCCTTGACAAACGTCGAGGGTGATGGAATAAGCCAGAAAACGGTGTTAGAATTTCCCGCAGTTCCAGGCACAGCGGTGCAGCTACCAGATGGGCGGGGCGCATTCATGACACGATACGGGCAGGCGATAACCAACGGCGACGGGATACAACTCGTCAACCGGGATACATTCGCCCCTGTAGACACGTCGCGGGGCGCAGCCGGCGTACTGGAGAACAACGGCAACCAGCTGGTTGTCACCACGCTGCAAGGCAAAAACAGGCCGAATCCGTTGGCCGCATCTGACTTCTTCGTTGGGGAGATTATAAACCCATGAGCGTACTCGGCCCTGGTTTCCGATATGACTGCGAGATCATTAAGCCGAGCGGCGAGATCGAGCAGTTCACCGATTTCAACCTGCTCCCACAGGTGTCCATCGATCACATCGTTGGGCTGCTTCGGGGCGACGGTACTTCTCCCATCAGCTCGTGGTTCGTCGGGGTGTTCTCCGGCAACTATGTACCCACCAGCGGCGTGACCTCGGCTGACCTCCCCGTGGTAGTGGGTGAGTCCACCGCGTACTCGCAGGCGACCCGCCCCGTGTGGACCCACGCTTACGACGCCGTGTCTGTGGTCGACAACATCGCCAGCAAGGCAGTGTTCACGTTCACTGCGGCCACTACGCTGTACGGCGCGTTCATCGTGTCCAGTTCGGTCAAGGCCGGCAACACCGGTGTGCTGCTGTCGATCGCGCGGTTCAACACCCCGAAGACGATGGACATCGGGACTCAATTCTCTGTAGCCGCCGGCATCACGCTGGTTCCAACCACTTGAGGGTAGCATCATGGGCATGAAGATCAGCACTGGCCTAGCCAAAGCTATGTTGGACACTGGTAGCCTCGCTACCAACTTGACCGGCATGAAGTTGAAGATTTACGAAGGCACCGAGCCCGCTACCGCTGACGCCTCGCTTGGCGCCGCGGTGTTGCTCGTTACCATCAGCGACGCGGGTGGCGCAGGAGCGCTGTCGTTCGAGGCTGCTGCCGTCGGTAACGTCATCGAGAAGTTGTCCAGCCAAGTGTGGCAAGGCACCAACGCTGCGTCGGGCACTGCGTCGTTCTGCCGTCTGGAGCTGGCCTCTGATACCGGTGCGTCCAGCTCGACCGAGATCCGCGTGCAAGGTGACGTGGGTGTAGCGGGCAAGTTCCTCAACCTGTCGAGCGTGGCGCTGACCGCTTCTGCTGTTCAGGTGGTAGACTTCTTGTCGATCACTATGCCTACCTCGTAACGGAGATACCCCATGGCCAACCGGCTAAAAAAGCTGGCGGAAGTCCGCTACACGCCGGGTACGCCATACCAGCCTTACGTCCCTGGGTACTGCACCCTGGTGCCTACCACGGTGCCGGGGTATCAGACGTACACCACGCAGTACGTTCTAGACTCCGAAGGGAACCTGGTCATCCTGCAGGACTCGAGTGGGTATGTCCCGCCGAGCACGACATATCGGCAGGTGTGTTTCGACTCGCAGCCTGCGGTAAACGCTACCTCCCCAACAATTACCTACACAGGCGTAACCGGGTGGAACGGTGGCGCGCGTAGTATCAACCAGCTCGACAACGATGGGTACTACGAGTTCCAGATCCGCGACGTGCCGTCCGGCACCGTGGTTGGTTTGTCTATCACGGACTCGACCACCCTCCCGAGCGAGCCGACCCACGCGGTCTACGCACACAGCACCACCCTCGACATCATGGAGAGCGGCGTAGTTGTCCACACTGCGCCAGTGGCGCACGACTACGACAACACGTACCGCATCCAGCGCATAGGGTTGACAGTAACGTATTCCGGCCCAGGCTGGTCCTACGAGAGCTTGACCCCCGCGGCTGGCGCACGGTTCCTTGACGCTACTATGTACGCTAGTGGCGAGTTCGTGGATAACCCAACACTGACGCTGCTCGAGTTCTCTGGTACAGCCAGCGGGTCGTTGCGGTCGTTGCAGGGCTATGGGTATGGGCGGCAGTACGATGGTGTAACCACCGTAGAGGCGGTAGGCTCCCTTGCAGCTATGGACGGTCGCGGGTACGAAGGCACCGAGTACGCCGCGGCGTATGGCACCCTCGGAGCTATGCAAGGCGAGGCATCTGAGACCCCTTCGTATGCCGCGGCATACGGCACGCTGGGTACACTTACCGGCGAGGCGGGGGTTGTGTTTGTCACCAGCGGGGGCGGCACGCTCCAAGCGCTGGTTGGTGTAGCATCCGAGGGTGAGTACAACTACGGCGGTGGGTCGCTGCGGGCGCTCACAGGGACAGCCGATGGCGGCTACCCGCAGGTTAACCTGATCTTTGGCATTGGTTCGTTCTCCCCGATGGCCGGGGCCAGCCACGGGCTTACCGGCGAGGTCGGCACAGTCGTTGCTACGCTAGGGGCGCTGGGCGGCTGGGCGTCCGAAGGCCCATACGCAGAGGTGTTCGGTACGCTCGGTGCCATGCGCGGTTACGCAGACTCCGGCTGGCCTGTCCCTGGTGAGACGTACGCCCAGGAAGTCATGCTGGTAGGCGACTTCTTCCTCGCCCAAGACGTACAGCTCGGCTCCATAACCAGCTCGCTGGATGTGGGCGATTTCTTCGACGACGTGATTATTATCGAAGACGCTATCTACGACTCGCTCATGTTGTCGGACAGCGTTACTGCCACACAGGCGATCGAGGCTGTTATCGCCATGTCCCTGTTGCTGGGTAACGACATCAGCAACCTGATCGACAGCCAAGAGACTAGCGCCGCCGGCCGGCTGATTGGTGCTGAGCCTGCGCAGTACGCCGTGAACGTGCTGACCAGCGCGCTGACGAACTACAGTGGATTCAACTTCACCGCATTTGCGTCTGTAGACCAGACCTTGTACGGCGCCAAGGCAGACGGCGTGTACCGGGCACGAGCTGGTAATGACGACGGCACCAGCCTCAACGCCTACGTGGACTTCGGTACAACCGACTTCGGCGCCTCCACCGTCAAGTCGGTCGAGGCTATCTATCTGGGTGTGGCTACCGACGGCGAGCTGTACGCCCGTATGGAGTCCGGCACCAGCAACCGCCTGTATCGCGTAGTGCCGCGTGGCGATATGATGCGGGCTAAGCCAGCCAAGGGCGTCAACGCCAGGCTGTGGAACGTGTCGTTGGAGATCGTCGACGCTACTGAGTTCGAGTTGGACTTGGTTGAAATTCAAGTGGGCGTGTCATCGCGCCGCTGGACATCGAGGTAAGCATGACCGTTCTCGTCCAAGACAGCTTCACGGATGCCACAGGCACACTGCTGGGTGACCACACCGGGGAGACTAACGCCTCTTGGTTGAGCAACGCCAACTTCGGTTCTGGCAATGGTGATGCTGACGAGTTCATTATCAAGAGCAACAAGGTACGTCGGGTAAACTTCGACGACCCCGAAGGGTTCCCAAGCGGCACAGCTATTGCATACTCCGCGTCGTCTGCCGATGTAGACGTGGCGCTGCACTTCGACCTGACGATGGATCTGACGTTCGAGGTCGGCGTCACCAACAGCCTGATGGGTATCTACTACAACGCCCAAGACACGGTTGGCTCGCCAGTACTTCTAGCCGAGTTCGGTAACACCTACGTAGATGTGATTATCGATGGGTCTACGGCGTTCGCGTTTACCGAAGGCGTTACCTATGTAGTAAGGGTCTCTCGTCGCGGCAACATCATCATGGTGTTCGTAGATGACGCCATGATTGCTGCGGTTGAGGGGGTAGACCCGGTGGGCAAGATCGGCATGTCGATGTTTGATCAGTCCGCCGTGTCCTATGTCACCGTTGATAACTGGTCCATGCAGTCGATCGATGGTATCGCGTACTACGACCAGTTCGACGGCACCGGCAGCTTGGACGGCTACACCAGCGACTCGGGCCACTCTTATGTGGCTATCTCCGGGAGCCCATTAACATCCCTCCTGCGCAGTAGTGGGCACCTTACAGGTGATTCCACGGTGAACACACGTGCCACATTCTCCTCCGAGCTATTACCTGCGGGCAAAGCTAAGCTGGAATTTCTGGCGTCGCGTGAATCCGACGCGAGTACGTCGACGTGGCTCGTGCAGATGCTGTTGGTCCCGCCAGGCGCAACAGACCTGTTGTCCGGGGCGCGTTTCGGTGCATCATTCCGGTTCCTCGGCGGTACCACCGAGCTGTGGGTATACAACGGCGACGGCACAGTCACGCAAGACATCAACGAGCTGGCTGGGACACCGAGCCCGCTAACCGGGGTGTTGTCACATATCGTCGTCGACTACGACGCCGGCACCAGCGAGATCGTTGTCGACCTCAACGGTGCGGAGGTCCACCGAGCTGTGATACCTGCGCTGGATACTGAAGGGTGGAAGCCCGCGCTGGCGGTTCGCATAGACGCTGCGGATAATGTACGCATGTACCACGCTATGGTAAGCGTTACTTCGCCACTGGCGCCGGAAGCGTTCTGGACCAACCGCATCCACACCCAGGAGATCATCTAATGGCTTACGACGAAACGACGGCGTTCCTGCAGGCCACCGCCGCGGATGCCCTGAACCAAGCGTCCAACAACGCCGCGCGGATCTACTCGCTGCCGCCTAAGCAGCCACTGCGTGAGCCGAATTTCAACGTGACGTTGACCAAGCCAATATTGGACGCGCCGCCGCAGCTCAGCGACCTGTTCACCGAGGGCGATACCACCCAGGAGAACCTGCTGTGGCTGAACGAGCAAGCGGATGAGTGGATCGCCAAGTACTTCCCAGAGATCAACGGATGCTTCAAGACCCAGCCGGAAGAAACCCTCTGCGCCATCATCAGCGGCTCGCGCCCGTTCGGCGTGGACAAGACCGTGTTCGAGCAGGTGTGGAACCAAGCCCGTGACCGGGCGTACCGCACCGCCAACAGCGAGACGGCCACACTCAACGCTGCGTTCTCCGCGCGTGGGTTCACCCTGCCATCGGGGGCTATGGTTGACCTCATCGCTGGTGCTGAGCGCAAGGCCACCGACGTGGTGCTGGATGTGAACCGCGACCAGGCTATGAAGGATGCCGACATCAAGGTGGATCTGCTCAAGGTTGCGCTGCAGCTCGCCACGCAGATCAAGCTCGGCGTTATGTCGGCCATGGCGGACTTCTACCGCCTATGGGTGTCCCTGCCCGATAAGGACATCGAGCGCGCACGCATCCGGGCTCAGGCCATGAGTGCGTTCTACTCGGCGCTGAGCAGCTACTACAACGTGGAGATAGCCTTCCAAGAGCTGACGCTACGGGCGGCTACAGCCGATGCTGGTGTGGACATCGACGTGGACCGCAACCGCTTGTCCCACGAGGGTCACTTCGGCGCAACAGCCAGCGCGCTAGGGCAGGCCGTCAGCTCGTTCGCCAACGTGGCGGCACAAGCTAGCGTAGCCGGTGGTTCGCTTACTGCCGAGATCGAGACCCTGTAATGGCGGTGATATACCGCCCGTTGGTAGCGGGCGCTGTATACCTGAAAAAGAATGCGGAGCGATTGGGTCGCAAGCTGCTGGCTGGCGGCGCTGGTGCTATACACACGATCATCGACGGGTATCTGCTGCGTGGAGTCAAGGCCGGCGACAGCGCTATCGTCACGGCTATAGACTCCCAACGGTTTATTGCGGCTGCCTGGTGGGGGCATGTGTCTGGTAGTGGCATAGCTGCGTTCATAAATCTCGATCTACCAGACGCGGTCGGTCGCCTGTCTCCTGGATACGGCGGTGCGGCGCACCCAGCGTCGCTGTTGGGGTTCTATGCGTCTGACGGTATCGTCACTACTGCGGCTACACCTGATGGTGACGAGCGCCGATACGGCACGTTCATGCAGGGGCCGCTGTCCATCTGCCGGTCTGCGCTACTCACCGGGGTACAGGCTCAGCGGTTCTCCGGCAGCACGAATGTCGGCTACATCACCCAGGTATTGAGGTGCAACGCGCCAGTAAAGCTCGAGACCGAGGCACCGCTGGGCATACCTACGTTCCACCTTATCCGGTCTTTGGACCCGTATACGGCAGGTGCTGGGCGGGTGAACCTTATTGAGATTGACGACGCTTCGCTCGGCATCCCTAGTATTGGTCCGGTGCTCGATAGGTTCTCTGGCCCAGCACTGGAGTTCGGCCCGCTGGATGGGTTGGTTACGTTTACCGCCTGGCAGCTAGACCCCAACGGGTTCTTCGATCGGCGCATGTTCGTGGCGCGTTATCGCCTTATACCTGTGGAGCAGGACGACCAGCCGCCTAGCCTAGTGGCTGAGGTTGTGTGGTCGAAGAACGTGGGGGTAGATCGCCCCGTCGACGCGACCAACGCGGCTTGGTTCTACCCGCAAACGTGGAGTGGGTGGAGTACTGGCGCTGTAACACCGCCGGCAGTAGGCGAGAGCCCGCAAGTCATGGTGCTGGCGCAGGGGTTCCACACCCGACCGGAATCAGACCCAACACTGGTGACGGTGGGTGCAAGTCAAGTGGAGACGTACCTGCTGGCGTTCGACTGGGCCACAGGCGACTTTACCAAGCAGACGCTGTACACCTTCGACACATGGCAGCTGAACTACGACGACCTGATCTACAAAGAGTACATCCCGTCTGCGCAACTGAGCGTCGATGGGCAACCGCTGCTGTTCAGCGCGGTGCGGAATGTGACCTATGAGATAACCCTCGGCACCCCGGACCGCAAGCACATACCGACCGACGCTATCTACACCAAACTCACGGACATAGAGCATGTACTGATTGACGCGGCTGGCACGCAGACGTTGGTGGACCTCACTGGCTACTTCATCGCGTATGGGACCAAGTGGCACACCGCGCCGATCCTCGGTACGGGTCGCTCGCAGTTCACCGGGTACTTCACCCAACACTTTGACACTGGTATAGGCACTGGGGGGCTGTTCGGTGAGTATGAGCCGGTGTTCCTCAACACCCTGGGCGACGCGCCGATGTTCAAGGCCGTATGCGAGTACGCCCCTGGTGTACTGGTCGCGGTTGTGTCTCCTGCGGCGCAGTACCTCGATGCTACCCAAGATCGTAGGTTGGCGCTAATCGATGTGGTTACGGCAGACATCATAGTTGTGTCAGACCCCATCTTGGGTGTGCCGCTCGAGATCGAGACCCAAGTGCAGTTATCCTGTTTCGAGCTTGGTGACTATGAAGACGGTGTTATAACCAGACACGCTGGGCTTATCGTAACCTGTGGGGACACCACGATCGGAGGGGTGTTCGTAACCCACGACTTCGGCCTGACGCTTCGCCCGCTGGTCACGTCGACCATACTGCGCGGGCTCAACGTGCACTACCTGGGGTCCAACATCTCCCCGGCGGTGTTGGGGCGCAATACTGGCTCACCACCGATCAAGCCCCCGCCTATCACACCATAGCGTGCCTACGCCGTAGGCGATCGTCTGCGGCAGTCCGGTTGTCCCACTGCTTCACGTCCTTGGCGCGCATGATCGTTATCACCACGCCGTCGCAGGCGATGAACACAGCGCCGCCAGGCGACACGAGGTAGTCGTAGTGCGCTGGCCACGTACCGACGCCCTGCGACCTCTCCCAGCCCCTCCTGAGCCGGTTGATCATTGCCTTGCTGGCGCGCTTGGATGCGTCGAACTCAGTATCGAGGTCGAGGTGGCCGCATCGCTGCTGCCACCGTGCGCGGGCGTGGGGGGTTAGCCACATCAGTTGAGCCCCGCAGTTGAATACAGCACGGCGTCACCTCGGATGGTGTTCTCTCGCACGGTCACAGGCTCCAAGTGCTCTGGGTTGCAGCACTGCCGATTTTTGCATAGGTGGTCTAGGACCAGCCCTGGCGCTATGGGGCCGTGGAACGCCTCGTATGTAACCCGGTGCGCCATCAGGCGCTTACCGTTGACCCATACGCGACCGTAGCCATTGCGGTTGATCTCGCCCTGCCACAGCCAGCATCCGGTATCTGTGTGCGGTTGCAGGCGCCCTACGGCGTTCTTTGGTAGTTGTACCGAGGTAGGGATAATCATACCGCTTCCTCCTGTTGTCCAGAATCTTCAACCACCTGCACCACCCCAGCAACACCGGACAGCGCCGGGTTGTTGAAGTCCAGCAACCAGCAGTACGACTGCGCGCCGCTGTACCGGGTGCCCTTGCCCAAGACCATGCGCGTGCCGTCAGCCACCAGCACACCAGACTCACGCAGCGAGTCTTGGATCTGTTTCGGGTCGGCGTTGCGCTCGGCGCAGAACCTGCGGAAGTCGGCGCGGTCGATGTACAGCCGGCCAAGGTGCCGCTCCAACCGGATGCGCAGCTTGTCGCTGGTCGGCTCGATGGTGACTTGCGCCAGCGTCTTGCCCACTGGGTCGCTGTTGAGCACCAGCATGGACCTCAGGTTGTTGTTGATGTAGTCAGCGATCATGGACTCTGGGGTGCGTACCTGCTCGGTCACGGTGCCGCGCATGTTGTGGATCTGCTGGACAGCGAAGTCGCGTAGCGCGGTGATGTTGGCGTTGGTCAACCCACAGGCGTTGGCCGCCTCGAACCCACTCAGCACAGCGGCAGCTACGGCCGACCAGAACCGCTCAGAGCTACCAGTGCCGGACAACAAGTCGATCTCGCGTATCCAGTGGCGTACCCGGTCACGCACCAAGTCTCGGCTGGTCACGATGTACTGTGCATAAACCGGGCCAGCTAGGCCGAAGTTGTCATTCAGCTTGTCGAACGCGTCATCAGCTTCGCGCTTAGCCAGTGTGCCGGCCGGGACCATGTACTCGAAGATACGGCTGGCCTCGGCGCTTGAGTCCGCCTTCACCGCGGCGAGGCGGGAGTGCAGGCTGGCGTTGGAGGTGGTCAGCATCATGGTGTTCCAGTTGCCGTAGTTCTCCTGCGCTTGGCCGTTCTGCTGCAAGCGCTGGCGGCCTTGGCCCTTGGTGATGGTGTAGGCCAGCTTCGACATCACGTCGCCGGGTAGGTTGGTGATCTCATCGAACGTGGCGACGATGTTGTTGAGTACACCCAGCTTGCCGTAGAACGCCTTCCATGTGTCCTGCTCGATGTCCATCCAACCCATCTTCTTGTGGCCCCAGATAGAGTTAGCGCACAGGGCTGACGACGACTTGCCGGTGCCGCGACTACCGACCATCGACACTACCGCCCCGTCGAAGTTGGTGAACCGGAACAGCGGCGCAGCGAACCCAACACCGAAGCCGAACAGCAGCGCCTCGAGCCCTGGGCGGTTGTAGATACTCACGACCTGTTTCCACACGTCCAGATCACCGGCCGGCGCTACCCAGCCCAGTGCGTTCTGGATGTTGGGGCTGGGCTCGATAGGCTTGGCGCCTTGCGGCGTAACCACCCGGTCGGGCAGCACAAAGATGTTCTTGTCCTCGCGCCAGCCGAGCTGTGCGTACACAGTCGCCGCGGCGGACAGCTTCTGGAGTTCTCGAATATAAGCGACCATATAGCGCACCAATTCCTCTGATTTCTCTGGGTTGACCATGACCCCCATAGACCCTAGCGTCTGGGACAATGTGCGACGGTCGAAGAACTTGCCGGTGGGGATCTGGTACTCCTGCCAACCCTCGTGCGGCAACCAGCTACGGACGGTGACGTAGTATGCGCTGTCGCGCTCATCCCAGTTCAGCTTGACCGGGTAGATGTCATAGTCGTAGATGATGACTTCTTCGTAGCCGCCGTGCTCGTCGTCTATACGGATGGCGATACGACCCGCGTCGCAACCAGGTGCAACGACGCGCTTGAACGGCGGCGGTGGGGGCGGCATCTCCATAGACACAATGCCCGATTCTGTCTCGATCTGGACAACAGCACGCGGGGCTTCCTCCAGCACGCGCGCCGTCGACACCGGGGTCTTGATGGTATCGCGCATCGGGCAGCCATCGCAGCCGCTCGGGTTGTGGTTGCGGAACGTCTGGCACAGGGTTGGACCAGTGCCGCTGGCTTCGTGTTGGGCGATCTTGTCGTTGGTGGCCTGCTCGCTATAGCTAGGGTGCTTGGCGCTCAGGTTGTGGATCGCCTTGAACCCCTTGTCAGTGAACCTCATGCAGCCAATCATGGCGTACCACTGCGGCTCGGTGACGAGCTGCGGGTTCTCCAACTGCCACATGAGCTGGCGGCATCGCTGTACGATCTCACGGGCGAGCGGCTGGGCTTGGCCCGCACCGTAGGCAGCCTCGACGTTTATCTCAGCGGAGCCGCGCAGGTGCTCAGGCACAGCGCCCAACGAACTGACTGGGGCGGAGTAGTCGCGGCGCTCAGGGATAACCACTTGAGTGGACTGCTGCAGCGACTGGAGCTTCTGGAGCATGGTCTGGGTATCGACAGGCTCGGCCTGCACGATAACCTCCACCGGACGAGGGCTGGCCGTCTTCCAGTTGTAGGTGCCAACGGGGCGCAGGATAGACGCAACGTCTGCGGTGCGCGATGGGTCAGCGCGTAGCCCCCAGGACTCAGTGAGTGCCTTGAGGATAGCGGCATGGGCGTGCCACGTCTCACCATCGATCGGTGTGGTCAGCGGCCAGTACGCGTGCAACCCACCGCCTGAACTGACAACCAGTGGCTTGGGCAGCGACATGGACCGGCAGAAGTCACGCAGGGCTAGGCCGGCTTCGTTCTGTGTGGCGTATGCGTTGGGGTCGGCCTTCACATCCAGGTCCAGCCAGAACGCCTTCACCTGGTCGGTGTTATCGGCACCAGACTTGTGGCGACCGCGGACCTTGATCTCCGCGGCGTCGCGCTGAGCCTTGTTCATCTTGGTGTAGTCGTTGCGTACCGTCGCCAGGGCGAAGAACACGTTGACCGGCATCTCGCGGTCACAGGCCATAGCGATAGCCGCAGTGCTGGCGGCCTCGATCGAGTTGTGCGCTGTGTGGCGGAAGAACTGTACGTCCTTGCCGTCTTTGTTGAACTTGGCGGGCACTGCCAGCAAATAGATGCCAGCCTCCGGCCAGATGAGGCGCATAAAACTAAGCGTATCCACAGACGCCTCCTACTTCGGCTTGTTATTGGGTTTTGAGCAGCAGGGCTTTCAGTGCGGTGCTGCGCTGACCCACATCGTCGATGCTGGCGATGCGCCGGTAGGCTTGGTGCTTGGAGTCGTACAGGTTCATGGACAGGATGGCGCGGCGGATACTGTCGGTGTTGACGTAGAACAACCGGTCCACACCGCCCTTGCCGCGGGCCGCGCGCAACCAACGAGCTGCGGTGCCGGGGGCGATGTCGAACAGGGTAGCGAGACCGCGAACGCTTGATTGCGTGGTGATACTGAACGCCAGTAGCAGCGCCAGGAACTCTTGGATTTCTTCTTTAGACAGCATATTCATAGCTCCGGTAGTGAGGCGGGGGCTTCGCAGCCCCCGACCATCTTAGTCGTCCCAGCCAGCGAACGCATCCACAACTGCACCAGACATCACCTGCGGCTGGTTAGCCGGCTGCTGAATGGGTTGCTGTGCTTGCTGCGGCGCTTGGCCGAAACCCGCTTCTACCGGTGCCTGTTGCATGGGGGCTTGCTGCTGAGCTGCAGCCAGTTGCGCTTGCAGGGCCGCCAACTGAGCTTCCATCTGGACCTGTTCGGGGGTCTTCGTGGGCCGCTGCGGTTGTACCGGTTCCGGAGTGTTGTCTTCCCCCGGAGTCTCACCGGCGGCTTGACCCACACCAACCGCGGCGTCCTCGGCCATCTCGACCTTGGTGCGACGCTGCTTGCCCGGCGACGGCTTGCCGTACTCACGACCCGACGGGTGGACGTTACCTTGCGGTGCGGCCTGCTGCTGGGCAGGAGTTTGTTGCTGCGCCGGCTGTTGCGTCTGACCACCGAAGATAGCTGCCACGTTGGGGTCTTGCGGGGCCGGGGTGTCCGACAGCGGTTGGACTACCGGCGGCTGACCAAAGCCGCCTTCTGCTGGTGCTTGTTGCTGCACCGCCGGCTGTTGTACGGGAGCTTGCTGCGCGGCGATGGCCTGTTGGGCTGCGGCCAACTGAGCTTGCAACTGCTCCATCTGGAGCTGCTCCGGCGTCTTGGTCGGTGGTACCGGTGCGGCTTGCTGCGCAGGCGCCTGTTGCTGGACGTGGGCAGGCGGAGCACCCAACGCCAGCGGTGCAGCTACGGCAGGCACACCCATCGGGGTGAACCCAGCAACACCGGCCATGGCCTTGGCGTCCTGCGAGTCGTGGCGTGCGTCGATGGCAGCAACACCCTCCGCGCTGACGTAGCTGAGTGGCTTGAACAGCAGCTTGGGGTACGACACGGTGGTATCGAAGGTGATCTGCGTTACCACGTAGCAGTATTTCACCGGGAGGCTACGCAGGTACGCGCCGAACTCCTTGAGGCTGGCAGCGGGGATCTGGAGACGCAGCATCTCGCCGCCCTCGGAGCCAGGCGTGACGACAGCTACGGTCTTCTTGTCTTGGCACGCCTTGCCGGCCTTCTGGGTCTGCGGGTTGATCTTGCTGCCGAACTGGTTCTGCGGGCAGGCAGCGCAGGTGCCACACTGCGGCTTGTCGCTGTCAGCGCGCGGCGTTACGCCGTCGTCGGACGAGCAGATAGGCGCCTCCGCGTCAGCGTCCGGGTTCCAGGCACCCTCGAACAGCGCCTTGGTCATACCAGGGTTGGCGTGCACGATCACCACGTTCAGCTCGAACAGCTGCAGGGTGACGGGCTGCTGACCGTTACGGACGATGTGGAAGCGACCACCTTTGATGGAGATGTGGTCGACTTGCTGACCACCACCAGTGCCGCCTGCTGCGATCAGGTTGTCACCCGCGCTGCTGGCGATCTGTTGCAGGTGCGCCGGGAGTGCGGACTGTTGGAATGGGATCATCTGGCTCATGGTTTCTTGGTTCCTTGCTTATGCGTTAGTTTCTGGGTTGCTAAACAGACCGTCGAGGCGTGGGGTAAACCCCTCGATGGCGACAAGTGTTGGGTACTGGTATGCACGAGTTTCCTCAGCCTCTGTCAACGCGGTGTGTATCGGTTGGGGTGGGCTGTTCATCTCCCAGTCCTCTACAGAACACGTACCCATGTTTGTCTCTATCCACACCACAAACATGGGCGGTTTATCTGTGGCTACGTCCTTTGCGGCCGTTCGGGTGGGAGATAACACCTCCATAACAACTCCTTATTTACGACGGATAGACACGGATCGTTCGGTGATGACCTTGACACCTGGCGGCAACTGGCCGTTGTTGTTCTCCATGAACTCTTTGACCGCGGTGGAGCTGAGTCGTACAGACAGCAGACCCATGTTGTCGGTCTCCTTGATGAACTGCATGGTGGTGTTCTTGTCCTCGAAGGACGGCAGCACCTTGTCGCTGATGATCACCGTACCGTTGGTGAACCCAGCGTTGCGCTGGTTGGTGCTGTTCATGTGGTCGAGCAGGAAGTTCTCGGCGTTCTTCATCTGCGCGTCGATCTCACCCACACGAGCCTTGTGCTCCGCATCGAGCTTGGCCTTGTGGTCGCGCAGGGTGATGTAGTGGGCGACGATGGCGTTGATGTCAGTCATGGCGGTTCTCCAACGGGCTACCACGTACTACACCGCCTTCCACGTCCACTGACTCAGAGTAGTAGCCGTTTGACGAGCCGTACCAGCGCTGCCAGATGGACCCTTTGCTAGTGTCAATCTTGAGGAACGACCAGGTGTACGACTCGGCGTACTCGTCATCCACAGTCGGCGCTACGCCCTCCACAAAACCGGCGAACAGGACCACACCGCCGACCACGTCGTCCAAATCCGCGTCTTCGATGCTCACCGACTCGCAGCAGCTCTGCTGGTGGTACACCTTGATGGCTTTGCCGCTAGTCGTCGTAACGACCATTTCGTCGCTACCAGTTTCACCCCCGGTAACTGTGGCTATCGTCTCCCCGACCAACTCGCTCAGGTTGTTTGCTACCGGCGTGTTGTTGTCCCAGTCATTCCACTCGATGTCACCATTCATGGTTTGTTTCTCCGGGTTATTCAGAGCACCGCGCTCTGATGTTGGTCAGTATAAGGGTGTACGCATGTGTGTCAAGTGTTAGGTAGACCTAATTCACTCTTGAACATCGCAAGGATAGTGTTCTGCATAGCCTGCTTGCCCTTGAGCGCCGAGTACAGCTCCAGCTCGAGCGCGTTGGCGGCGATACAGGCTACGGTCATGGTGTTCTTCTGGCCGGGGCGGTCCATGCGGTTGTTGGCTTGCTCGAAAATCTCCAGGTCAGTGATAGGACCGTACCAGATAGTCAGGTCAGCGCGGGTCAACGTCAGGCCGTGAGCTGTAGTCGCCGGGTGCGCTACCAACACACGCCGGCCCGGTGCGTTCTGGAACTCATCGAATATGCGCTTGCGCTCGGTCTTCGATACACGCCCATCTACCACCTCGACGTGGTTGCCCTGCTTGCGTAGGTGCGCAGCCACCATGTCCAACGTCTTGGTGTACGGCACGAACACGATCGCGTTGTTCTGCGAGTCCTCGATCAGCTCCGCGCAGACGTTGAGTCGATCACTGGCGTCGAGGCTATGCCCGTCGCCGAACTCATCCAGCACCACGCCGAGGCTGATCTGCAGCAGCTTCTGCATCTTGGTTGCCGCGTGCGCCGCGGTAACTTGGGCACCGCCGATGTCCGCTACCAACTCCTTGCGCATGGCCTCGTAGGCGTGCTTCTGCTCGGGTGACATCTCGGCCATCAGCGTGGTGAACGTCACGGGCGGCAGGTCCAAGCAGTCGGACTTCTTGAACCGGATGCTCGGGGACAACACCTCGTAGGCTTGCTCGAACGCGCCCTCCTTGGGCACCCACTTGTACTGGGTGATCTGCTGCATGAGCTGGTTCTTGAACGCCGAGAAGTAGTGCGGGATCTTCTTGCTACCCAGCAGCTTGGCTAGACCCCACACGTCCGTTGGCTCCTTGGGGCACGGCGTACCTGTCATCAACCACATCCAGTCCGTAGGGCGTACCAGCTTGGCGAACATCTTGTGTCGCTGGCTCTGTGGGTTACGCACGGCGCTGGCCTCGTCGTACAGCCACAGGTTGATGTCGGTGCGCTTGGCCAGCTCGTCTGAGATCACCTTGATCCCGTCGTGGTTGATGATGTAGAAGTCCGCCTTTTGCGCCAGCAGCTTGAGTCTGCGCTCGCGGGAGCCGTGGAGTACCACACAGGTACGCCTGCCAAGGAAGTGCTTGTTGATCTCGTCGTCCCACACACTGTCCATGGTGGATTTGGGGCAGACGATGATGCCCTTCTGGATAACGCCGAGCTTCATCATGTAGTCCGCAGCCCACAAGGCACTAAGTGACTTGCCCAGGCCCATGTCGTTCAAGCAGATAGCGCGGTTGTACAGGGTGAAGAACTCGGCGGTAGTTACTTGGTGGTCGAACGGCGACGGGTATCGGCTAGGCCAATCATAGAAATAGCGGATCGGACTAGGCGAGTTTATCCCCAGGTTACGCAACACCCGCGCCGAGTCCAGGTCGAACTTGATTTGGGTGTAGTTCACCCCGTCGACCGGAACGACTCGTGCCTTGGGGATGTACTGGGTAACTCGTTCGGGATCGCGTAGCTTGAGGATGAGGGACTTACTGGCTTCGTGTACTTGCACGTTATACCCCCAGGTCGTCGGGGATTTCCATGTAGCCCCCATAGCCGCCACTGACAATCGCGCGACAGGCCGCGATTAGCGGGGTAGGGCCGCACTGTCCGGCGGTACGATCTACCGGCCAGTCTGTGTAGGCCGCCCAAGAAGTAACCACCCCATTGGTAGTTGTGTGCGGTCGTATGCTGAGGTGGTAGCAATCGATAAGTGGCCCGCCTTGCGACCAGCAGGTAGACGGCCTGTATTCGGACACCGTAATACGCGGCCCGAACGGCGCCCTCATGGGGTCTGTGTGCCACACAGACCCGTGCTCTATGGAGTCCTCTGGGTAGTTAACCCAACCCTGCACCTTCGCTACTGCCCAGTCGAGGGCAGCCCCTGCCAGATCGCTTGTTTTGACCTTCATACACCCTCCAATACACTCTTGGCCTGCTGCGCCAGGCGCACTATACCCAGCGGGTACTGCTCTGACCGCAGGTTATAGGCTGACCCGGCCGCTAGACTCTCCAGCGGCAGCAGGTATTTATATTTGTGCGACACCACAGCGTAGTGCCGCTCCAACCACTTGCACGCCTTGTCAAACTGGGTGTCGGACAGGAGGTTACAAGGGTTGGGCTCGATGTAGTAGCACCACGACGCCATGAGGAGCCAGCCTACCACGGCGTTGGTGGTCTGGCGCATGTCGCTGGTCATCTGGGCGTCGTAGGTGCCGTTACTTGGGGCGAACATCGACACGCTCCGTAGCACATGCCAACACATAGATCATACCGAACTCGTCAGTACCCCTTAACACGGTGGTGATTTCTCCGTGGTCCTGGTCGATGGACTGCCCTACGGACATCGTAAGGGTCCTACCGTCCAACTCGACCAAGCGGAATACTGGCACTTTGCTTATCAGTTGTCTTGTCGATTCCATTGCCTTCTCTCCGCCAAAAAATCATACTATGCCCATGGGTGTGTTGCTCCACGCCCATGCGCTCTGTTTCCCACCTACCGCCATCGACGCGCTGCGTCAGCTAGCAGGTGGGCTTTTACTTCGGGCGTACCCTCGTCGGGATCAGCTCGAGCATGAACCTGTAATCTCGATCGGCAACATATCGCCGTATGTCTTCGTCGGCAATAACGCAGCCCCACTCCGTACCACGCAACTGGTCGCCACGGCCGAGTACCATCCATACATGCTCGTCGCCGTTGGTCATGGTCACAGTGTCGCCCTTGGAGATAGCTATACCTGGGTAGTTGAGCACCGCGAACTGCCGCTTGTTGAACTCTAGGTGCTCACGCCGCGGCGACAGGTGCAGTATCCGGCTCATCCCACACCTCCTATCGCACCGCTAGCCTCGTCGGCGCCTACCGCGTTGGTAATTTCAGCTGTCATCGCCGCGACGGCCAGCCACCAGGTTGCCCTACTGAACGACGCCGGCATGACCATCTGTTTGGTGTAGCGCTCGCGGTCTACGACGACCGTAGCGTGGAGCATCTGGTATCCGGCGTATGGCCCTGGGTTGACGCGCCATTGGATGGGTAGGGTCATTGTAGGTGCCCGTTGTGATCAAACCGATGGATGTCGTCCGCAGTCGGCTCAAGCATGTCCTTTGCGGATTGCATCGCCTGCATGGCGACTCGGATTCGGCGTAACTTATACAGACTGCTAGGGCCGGGCGGTGACGCGCCCGTCTTGTGGCCAAAACCGCCGATGCGCCCAAGCTGGTCGATGGCTAGCTCATGCAGCGCCGCCACATCACCAGCGCGAACGGCTAGCCCGATAAACCTATCCGCGAATTTCTCAGTCGTGTCGTTCGCCGCCCCTGCCGACGATGTGGTGGATCCGCAAGCCAGGCACGGTTCCATGTGGGATATACGCAGGTTCATACCGCACCCCCAGTAGACGAGTGGTGTAACACCCGCCGACTGTCCATCTCGCGGATAGCGTGGACAACTAGCGTCGTGTCCGCCAGCCACTGCTCCAGCACCTCGAAGTTGCCCTCGTGGATAACCATCGTGCTGCACCCGGCGCGTTCTACTTCGCGCAGGCGGACCCACTGTAGCTCGGTGGGTGCGTTGTCGCCCGCCTTGGCCTCGATGGCCAGATAGCGCCCTGTGTGTCCGACCGAGAAGTCGGGCGTGCCGTTGGTGGCCATACCGGTCATTACGGGCATGGTGTAGTAGGCGCCGTGCTTCTTGAGCAGGCGCTTGATTTTGTCCTTGACTTTGCCTTCTGGGGTGGCCATCAGCGGCGTCTCCACACATCGTCTTCGATACTTGGTGGGCAGTCGTTACCCGCTCGGTCGTTGCCGTACGCCACCTCCAACCACTCCAGCGAACTACTGCGGTCCTCGCACCGCTTGGTGTCCATCCAAGTTTTCAAAGCGGTACGGGTCTCGTCGCCTTTGTCGCTGGCCGCCCAACCGGATTTGCTACCGTCGGGGCATATGACGAGCGTCCTGTACCCGTTGGTTACTTCGGCGCTTGGGCCTATAACGCAGGCACCGAGTTTGGTGGCTAGATCTGCCAGTTCGACCAACAACGCCTCCTTCCACCCTGTCACGATTATTGCGTGGTGAACTACAGTGCCCATGTCGATTCTCCTACTTGTGTACTAGCCATTGATTTGTGCCTCGATTAGATCCTCTGCGCGTTTGCGCAGGTAGCTGATACCGCCCAGGGTGCTGAACATATGGTCCCGCACACAGAACGCCGTTATGGTACACCCGTCGGACTTCGGTTAGCTCGTCCATCATTTACCTCTCCCGTTGTACTCGCAACCAGTAACATCGCACCAACGACCGCAAAGTCCATTAGGTCTCGGCGGAAACACCCCGGTCTCCCAGGCGTGCCGCACGTCAGCGGTCTTCGCAGCGAACGTATTCAGGATAGGCTGGATGTCGTCGCGGGTGTACGCCTTGGGTTTGTCGATCGCCTTGTTTGGCGGCAGCTTGGCCCATATGTAACCAGCCTTCACGGTGTCCACGTTGCCGTAGTCCAGCATAGCCGAGACGCTGTACAAGTCGACCTGCAGCGAGTCGTCTTTCTTCTTTCCTGTTTTTTTATCAAAAACTTCCGCCAGTCGGCGCTCTGGGTAGATGATCGTGATGTCGATCATGCCGCGCAGCCAGGACGACTTGTCCCAGTAGTCCGAGGTCTCTCGGTCGTAGCCAATAGCAAACTTGCGCTCTGGGAGGACGTAGCCACCGCGGTCCTTAGCACGCTGCAACAACATTTGACCTATCCACTGATAGTCGCGGATGTTCTGGCCCGTGTCTTTGTGGGTCTTGTCCGGGTACTGGTAGTTGCCGCCGGCCTTGATGTACGCCTCGAGGCTTTTATGCGCAAGGTCGCCCCATTCGCCTTCGTAGCTCTGGACGAACTTCACCGACTTGGTGCGGTACTTGGCGTCGTACTGTCGTGGGCACAGCTCGAACACAGCGAGGCTGCTGTGTGTCTGTGGGGGTAGGGTTACGGTGGGGATTAGGTCGGTCATTTGTCACGCTCTGCCAACATGGCGTCGGCCATTCGGTATGCGTGTTCGGCAAAATGTCGGTAGTCCCACGTCACCAGATCCTCCCGCGTATATATCGCGCCAACCGTTTCAAGTGCCTTGATTGCAAAATAGTCGCGGGTTGACACCCCGGTAAATTGGCAGTCCGTACCCGGCTCAACGGTCTCACCAAACATTCTGACGCAGCGGTCTCTCTGGTTGGAGATCAACAACGGGAACGCTGGCCCACCTGTTTTATCAGTCATCGCCCTTCTCCTTCTGTTCGTCCGCAAACTCGAGGATCTCGTTGGCTTGGTCTTGCAGCGCGCATACCGCGTCGGTGGTCAGCGTGTGGGTGCCAGGGATCACCTCGCTATCCAGGTACAGGATGGGGTCGTCCAGCTCCGATGCGTAGTCATCGCCCTTCTCCTTCTGTTCGTCCGCAAACTCGAGGATCTCGTTGGCTTGGTCTTGCAGCGCGCATACCGCGTCGGTGGTCAGCGTGTGGGTGCCAGGGATCACCTCGCTATCCAGGTACAG